CCGCCTGGCCGAGAACGCCGCCAAGATTGCGCTCGTCAAGGCGATCACCGACAACCCCGACCGGCCCGCCATCTCGTGCCGCGATCTCGAATGGGGCATGATGGTCGCACGCCAGAGCGTTGAGGCGCTCATGCAGGCGGTCAAGGAACGCGTGGCTGACAACGAACAGGAAGCACGCCTCAAGCGCCTGCACATGATCGTGAAGGACGCCGGCGCCGCCGGTATCGACCTCTCCGAACTCACCCGCCGATCGCAATGGCTCAAGGCCCGAGAGCGCACCGAGATCCTCAACGACCTCGAAGCTGGGGGGCAAATCCGCATCGATGAGCAGCCGAAGCCCGAAGGGCAGCGCGGTTTCGCGCGCAAGATTATCTATGATGTCAGTTGAGGCGAATGACGGTGTAGCCACCACCGTCTTGAAAAATAGAGAATTCCAGACCCTCACTCTTGCTGAGACGATATGCTGCTCGATGGAGCGTGAGGTAAAGCTGCCTCATCGTCTTCTTTTCGTCCTGCGTTCGATTGCGATAGCCGGTGAGAGGAACGTGAAAACCCTGCCCCACTTCTATGCGATTGAACGGGTACATCATTCGATCTCCGCGCGCACCAACTGCGCGGAGCTTATCGAATTCTGAGGCTGGGACGCTCGCCGGAGCGAAATCGTTGGGGGTGTCGTCGTGCATTCGAAACTTGTAGACGCTGTAGACAATGTAGACAATGTAGACAAGCCCTTGCGCGACAGCAAGATTATTGCCCCCAACCTTCGAAAATTTCTTGCCGGGTAAGGCGTTCAAGCCTCCCCGAAGTCTTCAAGGAAAGTCTTCAAAGCAGGAAACCCGCAGAAAACCGGGGCTCCGGCTTTGTTTTCAAGATTTCAAGTTTTCTCGCGCGCGCGATAAGGGGGGGGTGGGGTGTGGTGCCTATGATATTATATATACCATTGAATACTTGAATACTTGAACACTTTACCCAAACCAGCAGAAATCCGCCAAAAATCAGCTTTGAAGACTTTTTGAACTCTTCAAATCGTTGCCTTTCCCTCCACCATCTGGCATATCGGTCGGCGACGCGGCGATCCTCCTCGAAAGGGATCGCTATGAACGCACTGACGACCATCGAGGCTGCGCCCGCGCAAACCCTTGCGCTCGCCCTGCCCGACAATCTCGCATTCGACGACTGGCTTGCCCAAGGCCGTGCGCTCGCCTCCACCAAGCGCCACCTCGATTTTCTCGTCGGTGACTGGATCCTGTTCGGCCGCGAACACTTCCCCGAGCAGCTCGATCTCGCGCTAGCCGATGTTTCCGACGATCCGCGCAACCTCAAGCGCATCGAGAAGACCGCCCGCGCCTTCCCGCCTTCGCAGCGCTGCGCATCTTTGAGCTTCGAGCATCACGCTCATGTCGCCGACCTTCCGACGCAGGACGCCTTGCCGCTGCTGCGCGAGGCCGAGCGCGAAAGGCTCCCGGCGAAGAAGCTGCGCATCAAGGCCATGCTGCGCAAGGTCGAGACCGGGCAAATCCTGCCGCGCGAGGACGATGCCGAGGACGATGCTCTCATGGCGCTGGTTCGTGCATGGAACCGGGCGCCGGTATCTGTGCGGGAGGAGTTCGCGGAGATGGTGGGCGACAGCGCTCTTGGTGTAATCGAGGCGTGACCATGACCCGCACCATCCCCCCCGCCCCGCCCGAGTTCGCCGAGCAGTTCGCGATCGGCGGTTGGGAGCGTGTAGAACACCTCTACGGCGCGCGCTCCGACCTCATTCGCAAGTGGATCACCATCACCGGCGCGCAGACCCGCCGGCAGATCAGGAGGGCCGCGGCGTGAGCCTGAACGCAAAACAGCAGCGCTTCGTCGAGGAATATCTCGTCGACCTCAACGCCACGCAAGCCGCAATCCGGGCTGGCTACAGCGAAAAGACCGCGAAACAGCAGGGCGCCCGCCTGTTGACGAATGTTGACATCGCAGCTGCGGTATCGGCTTCAAAGGCCGAAAGGTCCGCTCAGACGGGCATAGACGCCCGCTGGGTGCTCGAAAGGCTGGGTCTGGAGGTGGAGGCCGACATGGCCGACCTTTACGACGAGAACGGCAATCTACGGCCCGTGAAGGACTGGCCCCTGATCTGGCGCACCGGCCTCGTTGCTGGCGTCGAGACGGTTCGCGAGGGCGGCGAGGAATCGGTCAGCTACGTCGACAAGATCAAGATTAGCGACCGCATCAAGCGCATCGAACTCATCGGCAAGCATGTCGACGTGCAGGCGTTCAAGGATCGCATCGAACAGTCGGGTTCGCTGGAGATTGTCATCGCGCCTGAGGATGCGGCGCTGTGAGCAACACCTATGCCATCGCCGACCTTCACGGTCGCTTCGACCTGCTCTGCCAAGCGATCGATTTGATCGAGCGCGATGCTGGTGAACGCGGCGGCAAGCTGGTGGTGCTCGGTGACTTCGTTGACCGTGGACCGCAAAGTCGGAGCATTATCGACCTGCTTATGGCTGGGCCATCGCGCCAGGGCTGGGAATGGATTGTCCTGCAGGGCAACCACGAGGCGATGATGCTCGAATGCTTGAGCAAACCGGGCATCTTGCGCTGGTGGGTGGGAAACGGTGGCGGGCAGACGCTCGAATCTTACGGCTACCGACACGGCGACAGCCTGTTCCCGCTCAAAATCCCTGCCGAGCACCTTGCGTGGCTGGAAGGGCTGCCGCTGACCCACGAGGATGAGCACCGGATTTTTGTCCACGCCGGGGTTCCGTTCGATCAACCGGTGACCGAAGCAAAGCCCGAGACATTACAGTGGATGCTCTACCCCGGCGACGTGGACCACAGCGATGCTGAAATCCACCCCGACCTTTGCCATTGCAGCGGGAAGCATATCGTGCATGGCCACCACCAATCTGAAGCGCATCCGCTGTTGAAGGCGCACCGCACTAACCTCGATAGCTTCGCTTGGAATAGCGGACGCCTCGCGATCGGTGTGTTCGACGAGACGCAGCCGCAACCAGTTCGGATCATGGAAAGCCTCGCGGTCTCGCGAGCCGCCTAACCCATGACCCCCGCCGCCGGTTTCGCCACCAAGCCGAACAGCGCCCCGCTTGCGCAGCTGACCCCCCGGCAACGCGAGGCCAACCGCCTACTCGCCAGCCCGGCGCGCAACATCATGCTCCGCGGCGGCTCTCGCTCAGGCAAGACCTTCCTGCTCGTGCGCGCCATTATCCAGCGCGCCATCAACGCGCCGAACAGCCGGCACGCGATATTCCGCTTCCGCTTCAACCACGCGAAGACGACCATCTGGGCAGACACGATCCCGACCGTGCTCAAGCTGTGCTTTCCGACGCTGCGGGTGCGGTTCGACAAGACCGACTTCTACGTCGAGATGCCGAACGGGTCGCAGGTCTGGATTGCCGGGCTTGACGACAAGGAACGGGTCGAGAAAATCCTCGGCGCCGAGTATGTCACCCTCTACTTCAACGAAAGCTCCCAGATCCCGTGGGGCTCGATCGAAACGGCTATGTCCCGACTGGCGCAGAAGGTGGCGCTCGATCCGGCTATCGCCAAGCAGACCGGGCGCACGCATCTCGCGCTCAAGGCATACTTCGACTGCAACCCGCCCTCGAAACTGCACTGGTCCTACCAACTGTTCCGCGCGAAGCTGAAACCGGGCACCAAGGAAGCGCTCGCCAACCCCGACGATTACGCCGAGATGAAGGTCAATCCGGCCGACAACGCCGAGAACCTGCCAGACGAGTATTTCGAAGTCCTTGCCAACATGAGCGCGGCCAAGCGTCTGCGCTTCGAAGCGGGCGAATGGGCGAGCGAGGTCAATGGCGCGCTGTGGTCGCTCGAGGACCGGCATGTCGAGGCGACGGTCGAGCCGGACGGGACCGAAGTGCCGGGCTACGACATCACCGGGATCGACAGCACCCGGGCAACGCTCGAATGGGTCGGCGACACGCCCTACGCGGTCTACAACGGCGCGCGCATCGCCATGCAGCGCATCGTGGTCGCGGGTGACCCGAGCGGCACGAAAGGAGATGGCGGGGGCGATGACGTGGGCATCGTGGTGGCCGGACTTGGCACCGATGGCCGCGGCTACGTCTTCGAGGACGCCAGCGTGAATCTGTCGCCAGAAGGCTGGGGGCGCCGCATCATCGAGCGCTTCACCCGATGGGGCGCTGACCGCGTGGTCGGGGAAGCGAACTACGGAGGCGACATGGTGCGCGCGACCATTCAGGCCAGCGACAAGAGCGTGCCCTACAAGCCGGTCAACGCGACCCGGGGCAAGGTGGTGCGCGCCGAACCAATCAGCGCGCTCTACGAGCAGGGCAAGATCAGCCATGTCGGCGTGTTCCCCGATCTCGAGGACCAGATGTGCAACTTCACCGCATCCGGCTACGTCGGCGAAGGCTCCCCCGACCGGGCAGATGCGCTGGTCTGGGCGCTGACCGAGTTGATGCTCGGCAAGGGCAAGCGCCCGGGGCTGGGGGATGTGCTTTAGCGGCGGTAATCCCCACGCCCCTATCGCGCCACACCCGCAGCCATGGGCAAAGTGCTAAACCTGTTTGATGGGCTCCGTAGTGCCCTCACCGGCACCGGGACCGCCCGCGATGCCCGAACCTCCTACGATTACGCCTTCCGCGCGCTGACGCAGCCCGAGATCGCCGCGGCCTATTCCGGCTCCGGCCTCCTGCGCAAAATCTGCCAGATCCCCGCGCTCGACATGGTGCGCGAGTGGCGGACGTGGAATGGGCTTGAGGCCGATCAGGTCGCCAAGGTCTATGCCGAGGAAAAGCGCATCGGCCTCGTCGGCCTTGTGCGCCAGGCGGAAGTTCTCCGCGCTCTCGGCGGCGGTGCACTCATCATGGGCCTGCCCGGTGACCCGACGCAGCCCGCGCGCCCGACCGACAAGCTCGCATTCGTGCACGTCGTCTCCCGCTGGCACCTGACCTTCGCCCAGCTGCAGGACGACGCCACCAAGCCGGGCTTTGGCGAGCCCGAAATGTGGACGATGAACACCACGGTCGGGACCAAGGACATCCACCCGAGCCGCGTCATCCCGTTCCGCGCCGATCGCACCGCCTCGCTCGCCATGCCGACGCTCAACAGCGCCGATGCGTTCTGGGGCGAGAGTACGGTCTCGCAGGTGCTCGACGCGGTGAAGGACAGCGACGCCGCGCGCGCCGCGTTCGCCGCCTTGCTGCACAAGGCCAAGACGATGCGGATCGGTATCCCGAAGCTGTACGAGATGGTCGCAGCGGGCGAGGACCAGAAGGTATTCGACCGTCTCGCCATCCTCGCCACCGCGGAATCGATGCACAACGCGGTCGTGTTCGACAATGGCGACGACGAGGGCAAAGGCGGCGAGGCAATCACCGACGCCGAATACAACTTCGCCGGCGCCAAGGACATGCTCTACGCCTACGGCGAATTCGTGGCCGCGATCTCCGATATTCCGGCAACGCGACTGCTTGGCCGCGCGCCCGAGGGGATGAACGCGAGCGGGGACAGCCAGCAGAAGGATTGGCAGAAGAAGGTTCGGGCCATGCAGGAACTCGACCTGACGCCCTGCCTCGACAGCCTCGACCCGCACCTACTCGCCGCTGCCGGTGCATCGGCCGACAAGGCGAACGCATCCTGGGATCCGCTCGACACGCCTTCGGAGAAGGAAAACGCCGAGCGGTTCAAGACGCAGATGGAAGCGATCGACAAGCTGCAGGCGACCGCGGCCATTCCCGACGAGGCGTTCAACCGCGGCGTGCAATCGCTCATGGTCGAGGAAGGCTATCTGCCCGAGCTCGAGCTTGCGCTGTCGGAACTCGGCGACGACGAACGGTACGGGATCGGCCTGCCCGACGATCCCCTGTCGAAAGGAGGTGATCCGGTATCTCTTGGCGGAGGCGGGGCAGATGATGTCCCGCCGCGCCTTGCTGCGAATGATGCCGCGCCGCGCCCGCTTTACGTGAAGCGCGAACTGCTCAATGCTGCCGACCTCGTGGCGTGGGCGAAGAAGAACGGCTTCGACAGTACCCTCGCCGCCGAGGACATGCACGTCACGATCCTCTATAGCCGCTCGCCGGTCGACCCGATGAAGATGGGCGAGACCTGGACGAGCGAAGAGAACGGCGGGCTTACCATCAAACCGGGCGGCCCCCGCGCGCTCGAACGCTTCAACGAAGGCGCGGTCGTGCTGCAGTTCGCCAGCTGGTCGCTCGAAAGCCGCCACCGCGAAATGGTCGAGGCAGGCGGCTCGCACGATTGGCCGGAATACCTGCCGCACGTCACGCTTTCGTATCAGGCGGGCGACATCGATCTCGAAACGCTGGTTCCGTATTCGGGCGAGCTTCGGTTCGGGCCTGAGATTTTCGAGCCGCTGGACTTGGATTGGAAGAGCAAGATCGAGGAGGCGTAGGTGCGCGTTGACCTCGCTGCAATGACCCGCCGCGCAAAGAACCCGCGCCGCACCGTCATCCCCATTCGCCCGATCAAGGCGCAGGCAACCCAAGCGACAAACCTGTACCAAAGCGCCTATCGCCCGGTCGTCCAAGCATGGGAAGCCTCCCTGCCCGCGATCCTTGCCGAGTACGAGCGCACCCTTGCCCAGATGACGACCGACAGCCCTGCCGATGTCGAGGCGCGGATTGGCCAGGCGGAAGCTGAGGCGCAGTCGATCGTGCTGCGGGTGTCGATCGCACTGGAGCGGTGGGCGGCTGCTGTTGAGCGCTGGCATAGGCGACGCTGGGTCGCGAACGTGCTCTCGGCTACGAGCGTGGACCTGAGCACGATGATTGGTGCGGGCGACATGCGGATGACGCTCGAGGCGGCGATTGCCCGCAACACCGGGCTGATCAAGTCGGTGTCGGACGAAACGCGGCGCCGAGTTGGCGATGCCGTGTTCCGCGGGCTGCAGAACCGCACGCCGTCCCGCGATGTTGCGCGCCAGTTGCGCGAGGCCGTGGGGATTGAGCGGCGCCGGGCGCTGCGCATCGCCAGTGACCAGAACGTCAAGATCGCCTCTGCCTTGAACGAAGAGCGGCGGCGGCAGGCCGGGATCATGGCGTGGCAGTGGATCCATTCCGACAAGGTGAACTTCCGGCCGGAGCATGACGCCCGCGACGGGTTTCTCTATTCCGATGAGCCAAGCGATGCCGGGCGCGAATACCAGGGCAAGACTGTGCGCCGGCCGCCGTCTGATCGCCCCGGGGAGCTTCCGTTTTGTGGCTGCACCTCGCGGGCCGTGCTCATCCTCGAATAATCGCTTCGCCCGCGCCGCCCCGTGTGGTATCAAAGCGGGCCGCAACGGGTGTGGTTACCCGCGCGGCCCTGACCAGTAACCGCATTGGAGTGCGATCATGGGTATTTTCTCTCGTAGCGAAACTGCCGACACCATCAACCGTTCTGATGAAAAATCGGAGTGGGCTCGCGCGCAGGAATATAGCAAAACTCTCGACGAAATGGCTCGCGAGGAAGATGTTAAGCTGCGCGAGCGCGTTCCGGACCTCACGCTCGAATACGAGGCTGAGCACGCCTCGCAAGTCGAAGGGTTCAACTACCGCTTCCAGCGGCACGGCGATTTTCTGACTGTCAGCCTAACCCGCGCGGCGAATGACAGCGCATGGTACGGGCCCAAGCATGTCGAGACATTCAATCTCGGCAAGACGAATTCGATCCGCTTCACGGAAGGCAAGGCACCTGCTTATTTGGGCGGGTTCGGATGGATTGTTTTCACTGAGTATGAGACCGGAGGGACTGGTCAGAGTTCGGCCTCCCCGACAACTCCTCCGCGGGACGGAAAGCACGTTCTAAGGCCGGCCCGCCATCCCGGCGCACCAGGTGGCAGAGTGATGCTTTGCAAAGAGGAGGGGAAACCCCGTAATTTTATATCCATGGGAGGCGGGGTGAATTACAGGACGACTGATTTCCCGATGCCTTCGGAAGATGATGCGATCCGCTTTGATGGTATCGGGCTTACGATTTATGCACCATTCGGTCTGGGCGAAAAGATGCACGCCGATCTTTTGGCTGAAATCGGACGCGGTTGGGAAGCATCCCATGACTGACATCATCGAACGCGCAGCGCGGGCAGTTGCCGCGATCGATTATCGCAGGGAAGTTCGTGACTGCGCTCGCCCGGCAGACCCGCCTGTATTCACGCCCGTGCCGTGGGATGACCTACCCGCGAAGGCGCAACTGGAAAGCATGGAAAAGGCCCGCGCCGTCCTCCGCGCGATCCGCGAGCCGACACCTTGGATGAAAAAGGCTGGAGCTGTCGACTTCGGAGGCCGCGACTGGATGCTCGAAGAGTTATGGGCTGGGGTGATCGACGCCGCGCTGGGGGAAGAGTGATGGCCATGGACGCGGGCTTCTATTGGATACGCGCCAAGCGTCCGAATGCCGAATGGACCGTGGCAAGGTTTGACGGTGACGATAGCTTAGGCTGGACGTTCTTCAACAACCTACATCTTGCCGACACTGATGAACTGTTCGGCGATGGCGAAGATGGTATGGGCTACGAGCTCGGCCCGCGAATCTCCGAACCAACCTAGCGGCGGTAAACGCCTCCCCTGCCCTGCCTATGCGTAGGGCATGTTCTGTGCGGACCACCTTACGCTAGACGCTCCCCAGCGGACCCGTGATGGGTTCCTCAAAGTGCGCGCCCGAGCTGCTCGCACCGGGATCTACGATTACGCAGGCCACGAGGTCGACCCGAACAACGAGCATGGCCTGCGCGACAAAGCCGTGGTCAAGGTCTATCGCCCCGGCGATCAGGTCTTCGACCGCGCCAGCCTAGCCAGCTTCGTCGGCAAGCCCATCACCGACAACCACCCGACCGACCCGGTAACGCGCGACAACTGGCGCGACCATGCGCGGGGCACGATCATGGGCGCGGTTCGCGATGGCGAATACGTGGCCTTCGACCTGATGCTGACCGATGGCGCGACCATCGACGCCGTGGAAGCGGGCAAGCGCGAACTATCGAACGGGTACGCCACCGACCTCAAGTTCGAACCGGGCAACGCGCCCGATGGCACGGCCTATGACGCCGTGCAGACCTCGATCACCGGAAACCATATCGCGCTGGTCGACAGGGGCCGGGCCGGTTCCGAATGCCGAATCTCGGATCGCTTTGCGGTCTGCGATGCCAACCCCGCCCGCGTGGCGGAACTCACCGCAACCAAGGATGAACCCATGAAGAAGATCACGCTTGATGGTCTGCAGGTCGATTTGTCGGATGCTGACGCTGTCAGCGCGGCCTTCGACAAGCTGCAGGCAAAAGTCGCGACCGCCGACAAGGCCCTCGCCGACGCCCAGACCGAACACGACAAGGCAATCGCGAAGCTCGACGCGAAGGTCGAAGAACTCGAAAGCAAGGTCGTCGACCAGGCCCAGATCGACGCGCTCGCCGACGCCAAGGCCGACACCGTGGCCAAGGCCAAGGCTGTCTGCGGCGACAAGCTGCCCGACACTGCCGGCAAGACCGTGGGCGAAGTTCGCCGCATGGCTCTCGACGCCAAGGGCATCGACTGCACCGACAAGTCGGACGACTACATCGAGGCTCGCTTCGATGCGCTGACTGCGGATGCATCGGGCAAGGTCGAGCCGATCACCCCGAAAACCACCACGAATGACGCAGCCAGCGACATTGTCGCCGCTCGCGCCGCTCGCAACGCCCGTCTCGCGACGGCTTACAAGGGAGCCTGAACCATGGCCGTTTTCCAGACCAATTTCAGCGATGACATCGCGGTTCCCTACGCGGGTTCGCCCGGCAACGGTGAGCTGTCGAATGACATTTCACTCCACCTCGAAGGCTCCACCGCCTGTGCTTTCGGCCGCCCGGTTTACCGCGGGACTGCTGACAAGGGCGCGACGCTGACTGTCTCGGCGAACCTGCGCGGTTTTGCCCTTCGTCAGCAGGGCCTCGTTGAAACCTCCGACCGGCCGGCAGACAGCTACGCCCCCGGAGACACGATGGCCGTGCGCGAACGCGGCACGATCTATGTCACCACGGCAGTGACGGTAACTGATGGCCAGCAGGTCTATGTCACCGACGCTGGCGCCGTCACCAATGTTTCGACCGACAATACGGCTGCGACGGGCTGGTTCTTCGACCAGACCATCACCGCAGCCGGTCGCGTCATGATTGCTCGTCGATAAGGAGCCTGACCAATGAGCGAACTTACCTTCTACGACAGTGTCGAGACCGCTCGCCGGGCCCTCGATGCGGAAAAGCCCGACCTCGCTTTCATCGACTCGCTTCGCGGCGTCGATCTGAGCGATGCCGATGCCACGCTGGCGTTCCTGCAGCCGCAGCTGCACCGCGTCGAGCAGGCCATCTACATGACCAAGTACCCGGAAGCGAACTACGCCGAGTTCATGCCGGTCGATACGCAGGGTGATGTATGGACGCCGGGCAGCATCCACTTCTCGGGTGACATCACCGGCAAGCCGGAATGGTTCGACGTGGCGGCAGACGATATGCCCTACGCCGAATTCAGCCGTACTCAGTTCCTGCAGGAAAACCACATTCGCGCGATCGGTCTCCGCTGGACCCGTGCGGATCTCGAAAAAGGTCAGCGCCTCGGCGTCGACATGGTTTCGGGCAAGGTCGATGCGGCGAACAAGTCGGCTGAGCGCGACATTCACAAGATCGCCACGGTGGGCGACGGCGTGAAGTTCACGACCGGTTTCTTCAACAACCCGCTGGTGACTTCGGTCGCGGCCGGCGCCACTCTGGCGGCTTCCACACCGGACGAAGCGGTAACGATCGTCAACGCGGCTCTGACTTCGGTCGAGGTCAATACCGGCGAAACGATGCAGGCTGACACCCTCGCGCTGCCGACCGGTGTGTACAATGGCCTGGTCTCGCGCCGCATGACCGACACGAACATGACGGTTCTCCGCTATATTCAGGAGAATTCGGTCGTGCCCAACCTGACGATCAAGAAGACCCGTCACCTGACGACGTCAATGATCGCTTACGCCAACACGCCTGAGGCGCATCGCTTCCACCTGCCCGGTGGCGGCCTGCAGCTCGGCCCGGATTGGCAGGTCGGTCACTATGTCTGGGCGCGCCCGGGCATCTACGCTACCGGCGGTTACGAATGCCGCCTGCCCAAGGCATTCACCAAGTACACGGGGGTTGCAGCGTAATGGCCACGTTCACCGTCAAGAACAACGCGCCCGGCGCGCGCGGCGTCGGTTCGGTTCTCATCGAGGCCGGTGCTACCAGTGAAGTCGAGTTGACCGATGAGGAAGCCAAGCTGCTTGGCGACTTCGAGGGTGTCGAAGTCATCGAAGGCAACGAGGACGACGGTTCGCTTTCGTCCATGAAGGTCGATGATCTCAAGGCGCTTGCCGAAGAAGAAGGCATCGACCTCGGCGATGCGACCAAGAAGGCCGACATCGTCTCGGCGATCGAACTGGCCCGCGAGGAAGCTGGCCAGCAGTAATGAGCCCTGTCGGGTCTCAGGGGGCGGGCCGCTTCGCATAGCGCGGGGCGGCCCTTTCCATTGCGGCGGTAATTCCGCGCCGCGCATAGGAGCAAACCGAAGTCATGGCATACACCGCGCCTACCCTCTCAGCTTTCCGCGCGCTCTACCCTGCGTTCGATGCCGTGGCCGATGCGACCGTGCAGGCATGGCTGGACAAGGGCGAGACCGAGACCGCGAACTGGCCTGATGCGAACCGCGACGACGGGATTATGCTTTTCACCGCGCACCGGCTGACGACGCAGGGGCTTGGTGCGGGCGCGATTCCGGCCGGTGTCACCAGTTTCAAATCTGGCACATTCTCGGCGACCGTTTCGGACGGCCTCGCAAGCAAGACCGGCTTCGCTGCGACCGGCTACGGCCGCGACTATATCGACCTCTCCAAGCGCATCTTCGGCGGGCCCCGTCTCGCATGGACTCCCCCGACCCGTGTTTGACGCAGCCTTCGCCTCGATCGCCGCGGGCTTTGCCGAGCGCTTCGGTGCGCCGTTCGTTGACGCCGTAGCATGGTGGCCGGGTGAGCCGGTCAAGGACGCGGGCGGCTCGATCATTTCCCCCGGCACGCCAGTCCAGTATCCGTGCCGGGCACAATTCGACGTGCCCACGATCGCGATGCGGCAGGCCGAGGGCTTCACCGAGCAGGATGCGCGCATTCTTGTGCTCGATTTCAACGGCACGCTCGACGCCGATGCCGAGATCCGCGTCGCATCCGGCGATAACGCTGGCCAGTGGCGCTTGCTGACCGTCACGCGCGATCCCGCCGGTGTCGGGTACGAATGCCGGGCGAGGCGCAAGTAGATGGGCTTCAAGGGTCTCGACAAGCATCTGCGCCGGTTGAAACGACTTCAAGGCCCCGAGGTCGAGCGCATGGCCGGTGCGGTCGTGTTCGAAGGTGCCGACACGATCCGCGCCGAGGCTTTCCGCATGGTGTCCGCAGGTTCGGTATCGGGCGCCGGCCACGTCGCATCGAAACCCGGCGAGGCCCCGAACCGCGACACGGGCGACCTGCAGGCCGGTTTCGAAACCGCGAAGACCGGACGCGTCTCGGCCGAGTTCCGTAGCAGGTCGGCGCACGCTAAACCGCTCGAGCTCGGGTCGTCCAAAATGGCGCCCCGCCCGCACATTCGCCCGGCCCGAGACAAGAAGGCGGCGGAAATTCGCGACCGCCTTGCCGAGCAGTTCAACACCCTCGTGAAGCGGTCAGGATAGGAGCAAACCCCATGACCACCATCGAACTCGACGCCCCGTGGACCTACCGCACGCCGGAAAAGACCATCAACTATCCGGCCGGCAAGCACGAGGTTTTCCAATACATCGCCGACCAGGCCGAGGCCGAGGGCGCTATCACGAAGAAGGAGGAAGCCGATGGCGACGCCGACAAGCCTGCAACGCCTCGCAAAGCGCGCTCTGCTGACAAGGGCAAAGGCTGACACGGGGCTGACGGCCCTTGTTCCGGCCGCCTCTATCGCGCCAGACGGTACGCCGTCTTGGCCGTTCATCCTTATCGCAAGCCCGCGCACGCTGCGCCTTCGATCCGCCTGTGTCCGCGGAGCGACGGTATCGTTCGACGTTCACACGTTCGCCGGGCCGCGGGAGAGCGGCGGCGCGGTAGTCGAGACCGGCGAGGATCACATCGCCCGCATCGGATCCGCGATCGAGACCGTGTTCGCCGACAACCGCCTGGTGCTGGCCGGCGGCGCGGTGTGCAAGATCGAGTTCTCCGACATGCAGCTGCTACCCGACGACGAGCCCGACCACTGGCACTGGATTTCGCAACTGAATTGCCGAGTGCTCGCGGAATAGGTATAAGGCGGCGTGGACGTTCACCCGCCCAACCCCGCGCTCGACGTGTTCCTGATCCTGCTGTCGGAGCTTCACCGATCGGGCACGCTCGACGACGAAGGATTGGCGCGCGTGATGGAAAAGCTCGAGCAGTCCGAATATCACGACATTGCCGACCGGGTGGCTGCGCTTCCGCTCATGAACCTGCTGGGTGAAATCAAGCGGCGGTAAATCGGGCTGGCGAGCGGCCCTAGCGTCTCTGCGTGTAATTCAACGCGGAGAAGCCGAGTGAGTGTTCCGAACGAATCCGACTTTGCCCTCATCAAGATCGGTGACGGCGAAGCAACCGAGACCTTCACCGCGATCTGCGGCATCGAAAACGTCTCGATCAACCGTACTGCCAATACGAACGACCGCTTCCGCCGCGACTGTGCGAAGCCGGGTGTTCCTGCCGTTCGCCGCTCGCGCACGACCGGCAAGCAGATGGACATCACCGGCACCGGCGGTGTGGACAAGGCCAGCATCGCGGATTTCGAAGCTGCTCTCGGCATCGTGGGCAACTATCAGATCGAGCTCTATCAGTACGACGGCACCGACACCGGCGATCTGATGGGCACCTTTGCCGGCGCCTTCAATATGACCAGCGCCAACATGAGCCTCGACGCGAACGGCGACAGTTCGGGCGAAGTCACGCTTGCCAGCGATGGCACCTGGACGTGGACGGCCGAAGCCTGATGCGCGAAGGCTGGGGCGGCGATTAATCCATGACCACCGAAGTCGTCACCGAGTTCGCGGACGGGACGTACCGCTTCTGGCTTCCCATGCGGCAGGTGACGAGCTTCGAGCGCGATCACGGCTCGATCTTCGACTTCTGGGGCAAGCTCACCGATGCGATCGGCATCGATAAAGAAGGCGCGTTCCACTACATCGGCCCGAGCGGCCCGCCTGTCACCGCGCTGCGTGACTTCATCCGCCTCGCGCTGATCGGCGGCGACCAGTGCACGATCGATGGCGAAGAGGACGGCGTCGGCCCGACCAAAGCCAAGCACCTGGTCGACGATTACTGCTACCCTGCCCGCCCACTTGCCGAGGCTGCGGCGCTGGCGTTCCAGATTGCGGACGCCGCGGTGCGGGGGGTGGACCTCAAGGCTGAAAAAAAAAGCGCCGCGGTGACGAGCGAGCCGAACCCTTCCGACGCGGAGCCGTCATCGCAAACTGCGGACAGCTAGGCATCGACTGGCGCTCGGTCGACATGGCCGAATATCTCGAAGCGCTCGAAGCGCACTCCGAGGCGCACAATCCCGATTCCGACAAGAAAAAGCAGGCGTCGCCTGGCCTCATGCGCTTTGTGAAGGCGCACCGGGAGGGTTAGCGCATCGCGGCTACTGGCACGCCATCATGGCGGCATAGTCGGGCGATGCGCGCTCCATGCATTCAGTCACGCGCTCGGCTCTATCAGCCTCCGCGCGGAGATCCGCAAGATCGGGTTGCGTTTCGAATTGCCCACCTTGTGCGCCAAGCCAGAATGCAAAACCGGCTGCGGCAACGATCCCTATGATCATGGTGTAGGTCGCCCCGTCGCGCATCTTTCCGTTCTCATCCTGCATATCGCGCGAGAACCCCATCTGCACCGAGCGCAGCAGTAGGTAAGCGCACCCAAGCCATCCGATAATCTGTAGCATTCCACTCCCCTTGCGGCGGTAATTTCACAGCCACCGCAATTTACTGATCGTGTCAAGGAGCAGCACCTTGGCCGAAGTCGATCCCGTCATCCTTGAAATCCGCGCCGAGCTTGGCCGGTACAAGGCGGAACTGCGCTCCACCACAACCAGCGTCGAGCGGCTTCTTGGCCGGCAGGAGAAGTCGGCTAAACGCCTTGAAGCCGAAATGCGCCGCTCGTCGAGCGCAATTGCCAGCACTCTACGCGGCCTAGCTGGCACCCTCGCCGCGGCATTCACCGGGCGCGAACTGGTCGGACTGATCGACGGATTTACGCGCCTGCAGAACAATCTGCGCGTTGCGGGGCAGGAAGGCGAAAACCTCGCCCGCGTTCAATCGAGCCTGCTTTCGATCAGTCAGCAATACGGCGTGGATGTCGAGACGCTTTCGGGCGTGTTCCTCAAGGCCAGCTTGGCTCAGAACGAACTGGGCGCGTCGACCGAAGAGATCATTCGCCTCAACGAGATCGTCGCGGCCTCGCTCAAAATCACCGGCACCAGCGCGGAAGAAGCGCGGGGGGCGCTGCTGCAACTTGGCCAGGCGCTTGGTTCTGACGTGGTGCGCGGCGAAGAATTCAACTCGCTGCTCGAAAATGCGCTGCCGCTTGTCCAAGCTGCGGCTCGCGGCATTGATCGCTTCGGCGGATCGGTCGCGCGGCTTCGCGCGGAGGTGGTCGACAGCAAGGTCACATCGCAAGAGTTCTTCGAAGGCGTGCTTCGCGGCGGAGTTCAGACGATCGAGGACGCCGAAAAGGCGAACCTCACGCTGGCCGGTTCGTTCGAAGCGCTGCGCAGCCAGTTGCTCGTCTACTTTGGCGAGGCTGGCAAGGGTGCCGGGGCTACCGAGGCGCTGACATCAGCCATAAACGCCCTCGCTGACAATCTCGACGTCATCATCCCTGCGCTGGCCACCATTGCTCTCGCTCTCGGCGTCAAAATGGTCGGCAGCGCCGTGGCAGCGAGCAGTGCAATGTTCGCGCTGACGGCAGTCATGGGCGGGGCCGCGACTGCCACCGAAGGGCTCACCTTCGCTATGGCGGGCCTGACACGCGTCCTCCCCCTCGCCGCGCTAACCGCAGTGATCGGCGCGCTTGGCTATCTCGCTGTCGAGGCCCACCGTGCGAGCGGCGAAGTGGCAGCGCTTGCGAGCGAGGCCGACGCGGCTCAAGCCGAAGCCGAGGCGATGGAAAAGCGCATCAAGGATGCGGGGGGCGAGACCGATAAGCTGGGCTCGGCTGCGCAAACTGCGCGCGGAGATATGGGCGACCTCACCGGCGCTATGGAAGGTGCCCGGCAGAAGGCTGCGGAACTTGGCCAGCAAGCCGAGCGCACCGGCAAGCAATTGCTGCAGATGCGGTTGCAGGAAGTTCTCGGCCAGCGCCAACAGATCACCAATTCGCGCAACTCGCGCCAGCGCAACATCGCCTCGCAGACGCGCACGGGTGACGCGCTGGCCACCTCTGGCGACGCTACATTCCGTGCTCGCGAAAATCAGGAGTTGGCCGAGCTTCAACGTCTCGAAGAGGCGCTGCGTTTCCAAATTCAGAACTATGGGCTGGATCCGGGTCCTGCGGGGGTCGCGGTTCGCGCGCCGACTGCGTCATCCGATAAGGCGAAAAAGAGCGCCAAGACCCGCACCCGTTCCGGTCCCGACGCTGCGGAGATCGCCGCCCGGCAGGAAGCCGAGATCGCCCGCCTGCGCGCCGAGGAAATTCAGGCGCGGCTCAATCTCACCGAGGACATCGACGAGCGCGCCAACCTGCAGGCGGAACTCGACGCAATCGAACTTGCCCAGCGCCGCGCCGACATCGAGAGCAACGCCGACCTGAGCCGTGCGCAGAAGGATGCGCAGCTTGAAATCCTCAACGGGCTGTTCGGCGTATCGGGCGAGATCGACGAGCAGGGCCGCATCATCGTGCGCGGCAACGAAGGGCTGTATGCGCAAATCCGCGAGCGCGAGGCGCAGTTTGAAGAGCTACGCCGCGCCGGCCAACTCGAAGCCGATACCGCGCGGGCGAAAGAGGATGTTCTTCGCAGTCAGCTTTCCATCACGTCCGACCGCGAAGAGCGCGCTCGCCTTGAGCGCCAGATACTCGACATCCAGATCGAGGCGGCCAAGGCCGAACTACGCAACCAGATCGCGACGCTGGAACTGGCCAAGGGGCGCGAGAAAGAAGTCGCCCTGCTTCGCCAGCGCTTGTCTGACCTAGACACGATCCGCGCGAACGAGGCGGAAGGCATTGCCCGCGACAACGAAAGCCCGCTGCAGCGCTATGCCCGCGGGCTCAACGAAAGCGACCTTGGCGACGAAGCCGAGCAGCTTATCGTCGACGAGATCGAGACGGTGCGCGGCGGTATTCGCGACGCCATTGCGGACGCGATCGGCACCGACGACCCGCTGATCACCGGGCTGCTCGACCTGCTGTTGCAAGACCTGATCTTCAAGCCGCTGGCGAACAGCTTGGCCAACGCGAGCGGCGGTGGGGGCGGCGGTTTCATTCAAGTGATCGGCGGCGTTCTTGGCGCATTCGCGGGCGGCCGCGCATCGGGCGGTTATGTCTCGCCGGGCACCATGTACCGCGTCAACGAAGGCTCAAGCCCCGGGCGAGTCGAGGGCTTCCGGCCGGCGGGTTCTGGCGAGATCATCCCGCTAGGCCAGATGAACGCGCTCGCGAACGGCGGGATGCGCTCGGCGGCGGGCGGCGGCGTCGCGGTCGTGCGCCTCGAGCTTTCCGGCGACATCGACGCGCGCATCGACCAGCGCAGCACCAACGTCGCGGTCGAGGTCACCCGCGCAACGGCCCCGCGCCTGATCGATGCGGCGGCAAACGAAACCGCGCGCCGCTTTAGCAGGCCCAAGCTATGACCGAGATCATCGTCCCGAACGCTGACGACTTCCTGCTCGACAGCCTGCGCCTTCGCGCACCGGCGCAAGTCAATCGCTCGACATGGACCGGGCGGCGCAAGGTCATCGGCCTGGCGGGCACCGAAGTCTGGACCGGGCAAGCGACGATCGACCTGATCACGACCGAGGAACAGGAGCGCCAATGGCGCGCATTCCTGTTCGCGCTCGAGGGGCCGGTCAACTGGTTCCGCTGGCGCCTGCCGTGCAACAGCCATATCGGCCCGAAGCCAACCGTCGATACGGGCGCGTCGGACGGGTACGCGCTGCCCCTCACCGGCGGGCAACCGAATGCGCGGATACTGCGCGCCGGCCAGTTCATGACTGTGCCCCTGCCCTCCGGCCACGCCCGCGCGGTGTGCCTGACCGCAGACCTGCGCTTCGATGCGTCGGGGGATGCGACGGCGCAGTTCAAGCCCGCATTGAACGAGACACCGACCGAGGGAGCTACGGTCGAGACGACCGACCCGTACATTCCCATGAGCGCTGTCGATCCCGAGCAGGGGCTCAACAGCGCGGACGGCGTGTCTGGGGCGACCTTCGACGTCGAGGAGGCGCTGTGAGCCTGCCCGACCCAACCTATTCGGCAGCGCTCGACGAGCCGATCGTCAAGCCGGTCTGGTTCGCCTTCCTCGATTTCGTGGGCGACCCGGTGCGCGCGAACACGAGTGGGCGGAACATAACCCCGGCAGGGTTCGACGATCCCGACTTAGACGACCAGACCTTTATTGGCATCTCGGGCACGCTTGTCGCGGTGTCCCCGGTCAAGATTAGCGAAGGCGGGTCCGAGACTGTCACAGCCCAGCTATCCGGCATTCCCGGTCTCGATGATGACGTGATCGCGATGATCAACGATTCCTCCAATTGGCAAAGCCGCGACGCCCGCCTCTGGAAAATCATCCGCAATGCCGCGAACGTGCAGCAGGGCGGCTTCGACGCCTACTACACCGGCAAGATGGTCGGCCTCACGCATTCGGGTTCGGGTGAAGGGCAGGTGCTCACCGTCACAATCGAGAGCTATCTCGGCGTATTCTCCGAACCGTCGAACAACACCTATCTCGACCAGGAGCGCTACGACCCGGGTGATGAAAGCGCGCGGGCGGCCATTGCAATCGCGAACGGCAATTACACCGGCGCGCGGACTGGAAGCGGCGGCGGGGGTGGCGGGACCGGCCCGGGCGGGCGCGGCAATGTCTTCGGCGGGCCAAGGTACGATTACCTATGACGCGGCTACCGGATTGGGAAGCGCGGCTGTCCGCATGGATCGTGGCCAACCGGTCGCGCGAGTTCGCGTGGGGGCAATGGGATTGCATTCTCATGGCCTGCTCGGCGGTCGAGGCGCAAACCGGCGCTGACCCGGCTGCTGAATACCGCGGGCGCTACAGCGATGCGCGCGGCGCGGCGGAGGCTTTGCGCGAGCTCGGCAAGGGGACACTGCTCAAGACCGTCGATGCTGAGTTCGATCGGCGCCCGGTCGGGAAGGCACGGCGCGGGGATCTCGTGATGTTCGACCAGAGCATTGGCGTCTGCGTCGGCGGCGCTGGTCTGTTCGTGGGCGAAGAGCGCCTGACCGACGCGGCCGGCATCCCGATGCGCGCAGGGCTGGTTACCATTCCTCGCGCCTCCCTCACACAAGCTTGGACGGTCTGATATGGGCAAGGTGGTCAAGGCCGTAGCCACGGTGGCGGCAATCGCGGCGGCAATCCCGACCGGCGGCACTTCGCTCCTCGCTCTTGGCCTCGGCGTATCGTCTCTGGCGGCCACTGCTATAGCCGTGGGCCTTTCGGTAGGCGCATCGCTGCTCAACAAGAAGAGCAAGCCGCCCAAGAACAGCCCCGAAGCGCTCGACCGATTGCGCGCGAACCTCGACCCGCGAACGCCGCGCAAGACAGCGGTGGGCATCACCGCGCTTGCAACCGACATTCGCGACGAGGAATTCACCGACGACCAGACGTATTTTCACCGGTTCATCGTCTGTGCGAGCCACAAGGTCGAAAGCATCGACGAAATCTGGTTCGACGACGAACGCGTGTGGTCATCGTCCGGTGGTGTGGAGGGCGACGCGGTCGGTTATCTGACGGTCGCGACGCGGCTCGAAGGCAGCGCGGCGAACGCGATCAACATTTCGAGCCGCATGGGCTCTACGCGGCGCTACACCGGGCTCGCCTACGTCCATCTACGCTACAAGCTGACCGGCAACAGCAAGAAGGCCGAAAGCCCGTATGCGGGCGGCATCACGACCCGCATCACGATCCGCGGCAAAGGCGCTGCCCTGCCCGATCCGCGCGACCCGTCGCAGGACATGGGCGACCAGTCGACTTGGGTCTGGGATGATGACGCTTGCCGCAATCCTGCGCTCGCTCTGCTGTTCTATCTGCTCGGCTACCGGATTACCAACCCGTCGACGAGCGAGGAACTGCTCGCGGTCGGCAAGGGCATCCCGGCCAATCGCATCGACCTCGACAGCTTCGCCGTGGCGGCCAACATCTGCGACGAGGAAATCGGCAAGGTCGGGGGCGGCACCGAGCCGCGCTATCGCTGCGACGGCGTGTGGAGCGAGGGCGACAGCCCGACCACCGTTATGGACATGCTCAAGGCCACGATGAACGCCGACCTCGACGACGTGGGCGGCAAGCTGCGCCTGACGATCTTTCACGACGACCTTGCGGACGTTGCGGCCGAATTCGACGATGGCGACATCATCGACGCCTTCGAATGGCAGTCGGTCCCGCCGCTCGACCAGACCTTCAATATCGTCCAGGGCGCATACACCGATGCCAGCGACGTGGGCCTCTATCAGCAGGTCGATTACCCGCGGCAGGAGGTCAGCAGCCCCGATGGCATCGACCGCATCAGCACGTTCAACCTTCCGATGGTGGAATCGGTCGGGCAGGCGCAGCGCCTTGCGGCCATGCGCCTCGAGCGCCAGCGCTATGGCGGCGTGTTTTCGGCCGAGTTCCAGGCGACTGCGTGGAAGGTGCAGAAGAACAGCATCGTCAAGCTGACCTTTGCCCAGACCGGGTTCACCGAAAAGCTGTTCCGGGTCGCCGAGATGGAGATCAGGCAAGACGGCGTGGTGCCGATGACGCTGGTCGAGGAAAACGCCGCGATCTACACCCCGCCCTCGCTTGCCGCCGCGATCGCACCGGTGGCCTCCACGCCGTATCAGCGCGCGCTAGATCCGCTGGTGCAGGCGCTTGGCGAGGTGGATGCGCAGGCGGCGCGGCTCAAGCTGTCGAGCAGCTACACGCGGGGCCTTGCTGGCAACATCACGCAGCTACACGATGGCACCGGAACAGGAACTGTAACCGTCACCATTCCCGACCACACCCGCGTGTATGCGGACAGCACCGAAGCACCTGTAACGGGCGGTGATTTCACGCTGGACGAAACGACCAGCTATCTCCTGTCCTACGATGACCCCGATTTCGCGGGCGGTGAATTGGGCGTGGACTTCGCGCTGGTTGAAATCACCCCCGGCACAGGCGGGCAGACAGGCGGCGATGCTTATTTCAGCGCGGCCAATCCAAGCCGCCATTACCTCGCCAGTATCAGCACGGTGAACGAGGCAGGCGAAGGCGGCGGTGCGGGTGGTTCCTCGCCCCCCGGCGGCGGTGGCTGGGACAATGACGATCCCGGCGGCGACATACCCTAGCGGCGGTAAATTCAGCGCGCCTCCAGCGATACCCGTGCGACATGGCAAGCGCACCGAAAATCAATCTCGTCGCCTATAAACGGGTCCCGTTCGACAAGACGATCCCTGACTTCCGCGGCGACTATTCCGGCGCGACCGTCTCGATGCAGATCCGGGCGGAAGAGGGCGACGCCGGAAGCGCTCTTGTCACGCTCGGCGCCTCGTCCAGCGGAAGCGAAGGTGTCGCGATCACATACGATGGCGCTTACACCTTCGAGCACAACGGCACGACCCATACCGGTGCGAGCCTCATCAACATCATCATCAACGAAACAACGCTCGAGGCTCTTTCGCCCAGCGCTGACACGTCCGACCCGCTTGTTCTCAAATACGACCTGCACATCACCGCCGCAGGCGTGAACGGCGGCAAAAAGTTCGTCGCGGTGGCGGGCGCCTTCACCGTTTACCCGGGAGTTACGCAATGAGCGAAACGGTAATTCTGCCGGGCGCGACGCCTGTCATCGTCACTGGCGAGAATACAACGGAAGCAGCGCGGCAGGCAGCGCTGGCCACAGCGGAGCGAGAAGCAGCGGAACTGGCGGCAGCTTCGGCTGCGGCGGCGGGGAATTACCATCCTTCTGTCGCGGCGGGCGAGGCGGCCACGGCGACCGATGGCCTGTTTTCGTCCGACGATGGAACGGGCAATCTGATCTACTATCGGCGCACTGCCGGCGGATCGACAGAGATCGGCCGCGCCGTCACCCCGTCCACGCTCGACGATTATGCGCAGCGTACCGGCGGCGAAACGTCAGTCTCGGGGCGCTACGGGTTCACTAACCTCTCGTCCTTCGCAACCGCTCCCGAAGCGACCGTTCAGGTCATCAATGACACAGTAACGACCGCAGGCCCCGCGATCGGTCTCAACGTCAAGCAATACTGGCAGGGTTTAGCGGCAAGTCCGCTGGCCAATAACGACTGCACGCTGTTCGAAACCTACACCAAGACGGTCGATGATAGCTTTAACGTCACTTGGTCGGTCAGTGCGCCGAATGCCTATTATGACATTCCGCTTGGCGTGAATGACAGTGGTGAGCGCATCTCGGTTTACGGTTGGGCGGTATCGGTCCCCGGTAAGCCTGGTTATTCGCATGTCGGCACGCTCGGCGCGCAAAAGGGTGTGTCCGGTGCCGTCGGCTTTCGCGGCACCCACGCGGCCACCGCAAGGGTTGTCAGTGCGCTCGCGGTTGTAGGGGAGGTCGAAAGTTCGAGCGGGGTAATCGAAAACGGTTATGCCGGCTTCTTTCGCAGCGCGGTTGGCGATGGCGAGGTGCTGGCCAATACGGCGGTCTATGCCAAGGCGACCGGCGGTACGAACAGCAACTATTCGATCTATGCCGAAGGCGGCATCGCGTTCTTCCTCGAACCGATCCACATCGGCAACGAGAGCGGCCAGACCAACGCGCTCCTGAAGGTCCGCAACGATACCGTGCAGGGCATCGAGTTCGGCAGCGTGGGCAATGGCTACGGCTCGACCATCGGTTCGACCGTCAGCGGCGGCTTCCCCTTCCTCGCCTTCAACTGCGAGGCTGATACGACAGGGGACACCTTCCGCACGCGCGGCTTCAAAGGCACGGTCATGTATTCGCCGCTCAATGGCAGCATGCGCTTTGCCCGCATCCCCACGGCCAGCGCGTCGGGGCAGGGATTGGACTTGTCCGCGCAGTTCACGCCGAATGGCAATTTCCAGACCTACCACAACCCGATCTTCGGCGGGGTTGTTCCTGGCAGCGCATCGGCAACCGGCACCGCTGGCGAAATCGCTTGGGATTCGGGCTATATCTACGTGTGCGTCGCGGCGAACACGTGGAAGCGCGCGGCGATCTCGACGTGGTAGGTCATGCGTCAGCGCGGCTTGGCAGGGTTTCCCATAACAACTACGCCCGGTTCAACGTCCTTGGTGACCACGGCCCCCATGCCGACGATAGCGCCCCTTCCGATGCGCAGGGGCTTGTCGGGGGTGCCTTGCCGCAAGACAGCGCCAGTGCCGATGTAGGCGAAGTCCTCAATGTGGACGTTGCCGTTGCAGTTCACGCGGGGCGCGAAGGTGACGTAATCGCCAATCACGCAGTCATGCGCGACGTAGCTGTAGATGTTGGACTGGAACTGGCGCCCGATCTTGGCGGTGGCGGTGACCATCGAGTAATTGCACAGGACGGCGCCATCGCCGATCTCGATACCGTGGCCGAGCGAGACATGCTGGCCGGTGTAGTCGAACGGGACAAGCCCCGCGTCAAGGCATCGTTCTTCGATAGACTGCCGCACCTTGCCATCCCCCACAGCAACGATGAAGTGATCTCCGGCGTCCATGTCGGCAAGGCTGACCACGGGCAGGCCAGCGGTTCGGGCGGTGTCGTCAATGAAGACAATCTCTGGCTCTTCGTTGAGCGTCTCGAATTGCTCCCGCAGCGGGGTGATGAGTTCATGGCCGAAGCCGCCAGCGCCGAAGATGCCTATGCGCATCTATCGGCGCCAGTGCCGCTGTGCGGCGAATTGCTTCCACGCATAACGCGCGGTGGCCGCGATGATGAGGATTATCCCTCCGATCAAGAGATAGGCGATCACGTGTCGTGCATCCATGCGCACCCTCTTACGCTGTTTTGCGCCGGGAATCCAGCACCATGACCCGCATCCTCGCCTTGACCGGCCTTCTCGGGTTCTGCGTAGCCGGCATTGCGGCCTACCGGCTCAATCGCTGCCTTCGCCGTGCGTTCACGGGGTGGCGCGCGTGATGCACGACGTCCTCGCCCACACCTTCCCGCCGAGCTTCGAGGGTTCGCCGTGGTCCTACGGCTTTGCGCTTTTCAGCCTGACGCTGATCTGCGCGCTGTCGTTCGCCATGTTGCTGCAATTCGTCTTCGAGTGGCACGCGCGGCGCGAGGCGCAGAAGATCGCGGCCAATCGCATCAGCGCGCCCATGCCGCTCGCTTCGCCGCTGGCAATCCATCGCTGGATCATCACCGGATTCCTCGTCACGATACTGCTCGGCGCCTTCCCCGATGTGATGGTGCTATTCATGTGGGGCGAGGCGCGCGATAGCACGATGGCGCAGCTATTCATGATCGATCGCATCTGCGACGGCCTGACCATCTTCCCCTTCACGCTCGCCGCGGTTCTGTCCGCCTGGGGAATGCAGGTGCTTCCTCAGCAGCTGGTGCGCGAGACGCGCGTGATGCTGCAGAGGCCGCGCTGGGACACGATCAAAGCGCAAGCCAAGATCATCGGCACGGTCTTGGTGATCGCGGTCGGTGTGACAATAGCCAAGGCCGGGGCATGAAGGCTTCGACCGGCATAGCCATCGCCGCGCCTAGCTTGGGCCCGGCGATCGTGACCGTGTTCGGCATCGACGTGCCGGTCATGGCGCTGTGCCTCTCGGTGGCTGGGCTCGTCCTAGCTCGCGTTATTGCCCCGCCACCGCTGCGCAAGCTGTCGCGCGTGCAGGAAGTGTCGCTGACCCTGCTCCTGCTCGTCGTGCTGTTTCTGATCGTAACCGGCGAGCTCGGCGGCGGTGATCCCCTCGGACCCGGCATGGCAACCGTGTGGGGCATTGGCCTTGGGTTCTCGGGCCTGCTCGCAGTCGAGTTCTTTGGCGAGCGAATTCGCGCGATGCTGACCGCTCTCATGGGAGGTGCGAAGTGACCATCAAGAACCTGCAGCAAGCACTCGGCGTCACCGCTGATGGCATCGCCGGGCGCGGCACCTTCACCGCCTTGTTCCGCAAGCTTGGCGCATCGCAGGAGCGCGCTGAAGAACTGGCGTTGTCGGCCAACGTCCACTTCCCCTCCTACGGGATCATGGACAGCGCGCTTCGCCTGGCGCACTTCATGGCGCAGCTGTGCCACGAAAGCGGTTCGTTCCGCTACATGGAAGAGATCGCGAGCGGGGCAGGCTACGAGGGGCGCGAAGACCTCGGCAACGTCTATGCAGGCGATGGGCGTCGCTACAAAGGCCGCGGCCCGATCCAGCTGACCGGCCGCGCGAACTACCGGACCTTCGGCCGGCGCCTCGGCATTGACCTCGAGCGCCACCCCGAGATTGCGGCCATCCCCTCGATCGGGCTTCACACAGCGCTGGAATACTGGCGCGATCGCGGGCTCAACGCGTGGGCCGACCGTGACGACGTGCTGACGATCACGCGCAAGATCAACGGCGGCACGAATGGGCTTGCCGACCGCAAGCATCACCTCGCCAAGATCAAGGGGTGGCTGCTGTGAACCACGATTGGCAACGCTTCGCCGCGATCGTCATGCTTGCCCTGCTCGGTGGCGGCATCGTCGCTTGGCTGATCGTCTCGGTCATCGCGGATGGCAAGGTGACCGCAATCGACGGCGGCGCGCTTGCTGCGGCGTTCCTGTCGCTGCGCGAGGTGTTCTCCAAGATCGAGAAGATCGCGCTTGGCATCCGAACGCCCGAACCTCCCACCGAACCAATCGGAGAAGACCAATGACCGGCGAACGCATGGGCGAAATGATCGGCAAGGGCATTCGCGCGCGTCTGCGCGGGATCGCCGCGGACTACTGGTTCGTCGCGTTCGCGGTGGTCGCATTTCTCATCGCGCTGTTTCTGATATGATCGGGACCATCGCCGGATGGCTGATCGCCCGCAACCCGGCCATGACGCTGGCCCATGCAAAGCGCCTGGCCAAGGTTGGGTTGGTCGCAGCCGCCATCGTGTTCGCGGTCGGCGGCTTCGTGGCCTGGGATTATTTCGACGACAAGGCTGCGGTCGAGAAGGCCTATGCCAAGCGCAAGCTCAACGAGGCCAAGGATGCGCTCGAAGGCGAGCGGCGCGCGAACCGCGGCGAGGAAGCCCGGCGTGAGGCCCGAGAAGCCGACAGCGCCAACACCACCGAAGAAATGAAGGAGGCCGAAGATGCTGACCCCGAAGCTGCCCGCGCTCCTGCTGGCCCCGTCTCTCGCGCTGCTGCTGACCGCTTGCGGCGGCGGTGAGGTAAAGTCCACGCCCGACCCCATCCGCTTTGAGCGCGTGCCGTTGCCGACCGCGCCCGTCGGTGAGGCTGACTGCGGCGGCGAACCGTGCCTCTCCGATCGGCAGGTTGGCGAACTGCTCAACGAGATGGTCGATGTCGCCTGTGAGATGGGCGACAAGCTGGCGTGGCTTTCGGACTATTATCTGAAGACCGAATTGCCGCCGACCTGTCCGCCGGCCGAGTAGGAGCAATGCCCAATCCCGGCCTATCCGACGAGGAACTGAAACGCACCGTTGAAGCGGTGCGCAACGCGGGCGGCAACCACACCGCCGCGGCATCAGTGCTCGGCATCGATCGCCGCACGGTTGCAGACCGTCTCAAGCTCGCCGCACGGCGCGGCTTCACCGGCGAAGCATCGAACATGGAGGGCGGTGCCCCGGCAGGGTTTACGGTCAAGCGCCATTCGGCCCGGTTCGACAAGGAGGGCAACCCCGCAGGCGGATGGCTGATCAGCGAGCCGACGAAAGAAGAGGCGTGGGAGACATTCGTCGCCGCGACCCTCGACGTTGCCGAAAACTTGAAGGGGCTTTCCCGGCCCACCCCATCGCCGACATTCTGTGACAAGGACTTGCTGACCGTAATCCCGATGGGCGATCCGCACTTCGGCCTGCTCAGCTGGGCGAAGGAAACCGGCTCCGACTTCGATCTCGACATTGCCGAGCGCCTGACCTTCAACGCGGTCGACCGGCTCGCCGCAATGACGCCGGCAACGGGCACGGTCCTCCTGCTCAACCTGGGCGACTTTTTCCATGCCGACGACAGCACCAACCGCACCCCGCGAGGGCAGAACGTGCTCGACGTTGACGGGCGATTCCAGAAAATCGCCTCGGTTGGCTTCCGCGCGATGATCCGATGCGCCGACCGGCTGCTCGAAAAGCACGAGAGGGTGATCATCAGGAATAACCGCGGCAACCACGATCCGCACCAAGCGGCGATGCTCACGATTGCGCTCTCGGCATACTACCACGCGAACGACCGGGTTGAGGTCGAGATGTCGCCAAGCGGCTTCTTCTACTATCGCTTCGGCAAGGTGCTGATAGGATCCACGCACGGCGACGGCGCCAAGCTGGCCGACCTGCCCAGCATTATGGCCGACGACGCCGCGGATGAATGGGCGGCCGCACGCTTCCGCGTTTGGCACTGCGGACACTTCCACCACGATCAGGTGAAGGAATATCGCGGCTGCACGGTCGAGACGCACCGGACCCTTGCCGCTGGCGATGCCTGGCACCGATACGAAGGCTACCGCGCCGGCCGGGACATGAAGGCGATTGTCTACCATCGCGAATATGGCGAGGTGAACCGCGTCCGCTGCGGCGTCGAGATGTTGGAGGCGGCATGAGACGCGACCGCAAATCCGGCTATGCGGTCACAGAACGATCGGCCGGGCTCGCGGACCTGCTGTATCTCGAGGTGGTCAAGCTGGACTGCGGAACACCGCCCGAAGATCTGGCCGAAAGCGTCGCTGCCATCGCTCGGGCTATGCGAGGGCGCTGACCAGCCAAACCGCGACCGGCAATAGGATCCCCGCGGCGATCAGCGCGAATTCCAGCCTTACCCCCATCGCGCCCGTTACGCCTCATATGCCTGCCGGAATTCGAGCCAGTGGGCGCGCTCGTTCGGATTGAACTCAGGGAATTCCTTCACGCGATCGAACGCGGCGTCAAGCCGTAGCTTTTCGTCGCTGGCGAGCCGCTGCTTCGAGCCGTCGTGCGAAAGGGACATGCGGGGGATTCGAACGTCATCGGTCATGGGCGGCTTATCGGCCGGCGCGCTACTGTAGGAAAGCCCCAATCACCCCCACGATAAGCCCCATACCTATCAGCACCAGCAGGGGCTTAGGTAGGCGCATTGGATGCCTCGATCATGGCGCGGTATCAGTGTTCACCTCTGTTCGAAGCCTGGAAAGCTGCCCTCAAGACAGCCAAAGTAGCATTTGTGGCGTCACACTCATCCTCGCGATAACCAGAGTCAGCGAGCGCGTTCCATCCAGCCTCCACCATCTCCGGCGTAATCTCAATGTCGGCCTGTCGGGGAGAATCATCCATGTTTGCTGTCCTCCTTGTGGTGGAGCTTTGCGATAGCCTCAAGCGCCCCCGCCCGAACATAGTCCAGCGCATCCGCCATTGTCGCGGGCATGGGCAGGTCGGCGTGAAAACCGTCATCGAAACGCCTGTCTTGCGGGATAAGCGCCAGGTGCGGACTTTCTCGCGTCGGGCCGCACGATGCGTCGGCGGATACCTGACATTCCCCGACCGTGAACCACCACCCCGGCAGGTCCGCTTTGAAGCGCACGATTGCTGCCTCAAGACCGTTCGGCGCGGCTTGTTTCCAATCCCCTGCCTCAGTCATGGCTTGCGTCCTTGGGGGCTGGCGTCCACTTCGGGCGATAGACGAACCTCGCACCGATTATGCGCGCCATCCGCAACGTTGCCTCGCTCGGCTTCCATTTATCTGACATTGGTGTCTCCTGTGGCTAGGCGGGCTGCGATACGTCGATGGCGTAGACATTCACCGGATCATCGCCAAAATGCGGGTGGGTTATTATTCTCCCGATGAAGCCGCGCCACTGCCGAGTTAAGCGGGTTTCGCCTTCGACGCCCCCGCCCTTCGGATAGCCTCGGGTGAGGATAACCCGGTCATAGTCACGCGTCACAAGCCGTTTGCGCCAGTAGTCGGTAACAAGGCGGAACTCTTCGGTCTTAGACCCGTCGCGGATCTGATCGAAGTAGACGCCCTTCACTGGAATTGTCAGGTCGGCCATCATCTATTCTCCTTCACTACTGGCTAGGTGGTCGATCTCCGCGAGAATGTCGGGGTGCGGTTCGAACCATTCCCCTTGAATGCGGTGCTCAGCAAAACGGCGGTGATACTCCGCCTCCTGCGAACCATCCGGCACAACCGCCAGCAACTTGAGGGGACGCGGGTTTGCGCATTGCAAGTCGCTTATGCGACCTCCGACATTCCTTGCCCGCCCGATCTTGATTGCGCCGCACTCGGAGGCAACGAAATAGGTCCAGCCTCGCTGCTCGGCTATGGCCGCCACGCGATAGGACAGCAGCTCTTTGCCAAGCGCCATTGCCACGGTCGCACGCGCAGGTTCGGTCCAAATGGTCCGCGAATGGTCCGCAATGTTCGTTTCGTTCGCCATCTATTCACGCTCCGTTCGTCCCGCGATGGACGCAAAACCGCGCGTCCGGATGACTTTCCCTCGTTTACACCGAGAGGGTCGGCGGTTCGAGCCCGTCATCGCCCACCATTCTTAAACACGCAGAAATCCTAGCCCTTCGGGGCCTTGCGTTCAACCAATATCCGGTTCTTATCCCCTGTGATGGTCAGCAAGTGGTCCGCACACCACTGCTCCGCAGCAGCGTGGCACTCCTGCCAGAAAGTGGTCAGCGCCGATTCGAGTTGCGGGCTGTTTCGTGGGTCATAGTGCAGGTAGTGCTTTGCCGTGGTCCCGCGCCCAGCGTGCCCCGCCAGCCCTTCGACCTGCACCCTCGGCACACCGGCATTGTCCAGATAGGTCAGCAGCGTGTGGCGGATGGCGTAGGCCTCGGCGTCCACGCCGGTCAGCGCGCGGGCTGTGCGCCACCATGTCTTGCGGCTTTTGACCTTCTCATGCGGGACGCGCTTCCATGCGTCGAGGATCGGCTTTAGCGGCTCGATCACCGGCACCACGGGGCGGCGCTTGTTCGTCTTCCTTGTTCCAGGCGGAAGCAGGTCCAGCGTTTTGTCATCCCACTGCGTTGCGGGTGAGAAGTCCATCGCGGCCCCCGGTCGGCACCCGCAAGCGATCATCAGGCACAATTCCCGCCACACCGGCCAATCGACGCGAGCGTAGCCCCATAGGGTGCCAATCTCTTTGAACGTCAGCACGCGGTCGCGCGGTTCGCTGCGCAGGTCGCGCTTAACCATCACGATCTTTGGCGCGGCCACTCTGCCCGCCGCCTCGGCATGGTTCAGGGCTGCGCGTAGATCCTCAAGGTTGCGTTGGACCGCCTCGCCAGACACGCCCTTGCTTTTGTGGTTGAACGTCTTGCCGCCCCACTCCACGGACCATTCGTGCGGACCCATGCGCCAGCGGCGAAACCTCGCCAGCGAAACCTTGTTGATGTCCGAGACGGTCGCGCCCGTGCCAAGCTCGTCTTGTTGCAGGAAGCCGATAATCGCGCGGAAGCTGCTCTTGACCGTATCGAGCCGCACAACGTCCTCACCATGCTCTCGGCAGTAGTGCATCAGGTGAGGCACGATCTGCGCCTGTTCGGGAGCCTGATCCGGCTGCTTTGACCGCTGCTCGGCGGCGTAGGCGTGAAGGATGGGCTTGGCATCCTCTAAAGACCTTCGCTTAGTGCTGCGATAGACAACGGAGCGCGACTTGGGGGAGTAGGTCGCGATCTGCCAGATGTCGGGGGATTTGCCGTCGCGCCGCTTGTCGAGCCAGAAATCGCCGTCTTGGTATTTGTGTTCGCTGGACATAGTTCCTCGGCTTCGATCTGGGATAGCAAGCTCAATACGCCGAACTCACCCAGCTCGCGCAACTGATCGTTGGAAAGCGTCATGCCCGTGCCGTTACGCAGGGCGCGACGATATTTGGACATGATAGCCTGAGCGGTCACATTACTCTCCGTTGAGGTGCTTGCGGAGGGCTAGGCGATCGATCACAACCCGGCGCAGCAAAGCAGTTTTCTTACGCGAAATCTCGCGGGCGCCCCCGGCTATTTCAGCGATGCTCTTATCCATTGTGGGCCTCCTGGGCGCGGAGGATTCTGTCGATGCGGTCGCGCGCCTCTTGTAGCCGCCAGCCCGCAGTGTTGTATCGTTCCGGCGTGATCGGAGTTACCTCGTCGTTCAGTGCCACGATCATGTCGTTTGCCGCTTCCGCCGCCTCTCGTAGTAGACCCTCCAGCGCCTCGATCCGCTCGGCCAGCTTTGTTGTGTCGGTCATTGTGTTACTCCGGTTGGGGGTGGGCGAGCTGCCATTTGGGGCGATAAACGAACCGGCATCCCAATATCTGCGCCATTCGCTCGGTTGCCGCGCTCGGCCAGCTTTGTTCGCCCTCGGTCTGTCGGCTATTCATCAACGCCTCCTTTGAGTGCGCGGATGCGCGGTTCGAGTTGGTCAGGCGCGTCGGGCCGGTTGATGAGGAACCCGTCTGTCGGGTCGGTAATTTCAGGCCATGACGCGGACACAAATACGTCCAGTGCGCCCGTGTAGCGATCCGCAACTCGCTCCCGTTGAAGCCCTGCGACAAACCATTCCTGCTTGTTCCAGAGTTCCGCGTCGGGGCAGGCGTCGGTCATACGAACGGGGGCGCCAATCTTGGGCTGCCATGCCTCTTCCAGCACTACAACCCTATCGGAGAGGGCGGCGACAACGGCATCCAGCACTTCATGCGGCCAATACCCACCGTCAATCGGTCGGTCTGTTGCTGCGTATTCAGTGTCACTTTCGTGCGGTAGCCCGGTAATGGATTGCAGAATTTCCTTTGCCCGATCCACCAGCGCGCTATCGGCCTTTGGGGCGGGGCGGGTGTTCCATGCGGCGATGGCCTTCGCTTCGGTTTGGTGGCCGACTGACAAGGTTTGGTTACTTGCCCCGCACTCGACGCAAGATACGAAAAACGACTGTGTGATTTCGCTTCCGTCTTCCCAAGTCGTGTCTGCTAGCGGGCGCGAGTAGCTGCACGTTCCGACATGGGCACCACCCCCGCAAAACGGGCACGGCTTCAATTCATCCGCCATCATCAATCTCCAAACTCTCTGCAAATATCCTCGAAGCGCGGGAGCATCTTGCGTCCGTCCGCTTCTGCTGCCTTGCGTATCATTTGCCCCGCCCAAGCAAGCGGGAAAGCAATCCAGGCCGCTGCATGGGCAGGATGCGCTGGTTAGGGGTGTAGCCGCCGCTGAATGCCTGCGGGGGCGCGCTGCGATGGGTGCGCTCGTAGGTGCTGGCGCGGGTCATGAGTTCGCGCTCCGCAGGTCGAGCCACCAATCCCTAATGAAGCGGATCGGGTGCCGGATGCCGCAGCGCCAGCAGGCGCTACCGAGCATCGTGCGTCCGTGGTCGCAGCGCCAAAAGGTGCCGCTATCGATCATGACGGGGTTGCCTCTGTCGTAAACATTCTTGCGGGCCATCATCAATTCTCCTGTCCTGCGATAAGTGCCTCAGCCCGCGCTATGCTGGTCTGAATGCTTTCGATTGCTGCTATCTGCGCGTCACACAGGGCGATTGCGGTGGCCTGCGATGCCATGCGCCCCCACTCCCGTTCGCGCAGATCCCGCGCGGCCCGTTCGTCGCAGCGCGCCTGCTGTGCCCTGCCCCCGTTCATGGCAGGGCCTCGTGGTAGGCTGCGAGGGCGGCGCGGATTTTGACCAAAGCGTTCCAGACGGTTTTTACTACGCCCCTGTCTCGGCCCTGAAGGACGAGAGAATGCATGGTTTCAACGTATGGCTCGGCAATCTCCAACGCCTCGACCAGCGCCTTGACTTCTGGCTGTGCTGTGGAGGCGAGGCGGTGGGCGGCGTGGCGCAGTATAAGTGCGCTATCGTCGTTGAGCATGTACTCGTGAGTGGTGGCCATCGACTGGAGCGCCTTGATTAGCCGCGCGTCGTCCTGCGTCACATTATTCTGCATGGCTGCGGCCACCTTCTCATTATCCATGATCTGTCTCCTTGGGGGTGGCGGGGGCTGGCCATTTTGAGGGCGAGCCGTCCGCTTGGATGCCGCATTGGTGAAGGTAGAAGGCGGGCTTTCCCTCGCCCACGACTGCCCATGAATGCAGCCGCCAAGCCCCCCTGTGCTTTGCCCAATAGAGGGCGGGCTTGCCGCAGCGGCGGCACGTAGTCGGCCTCTTGAAAAGGGTCGGGGGTTCACCAAAGCCGGAAAGCACCGCGCCCTTAGGGAAGTAGGCCATCACACCCTCCCGCCACTCGCGGCGTAACAAAGCGGTCAGGCTCGCCCCGAAGCAGACCCGCAATCGCGTGCTGGTAATCGTTCAGGCACCAGCCAAGCGCGCTCTGTTCCGGCTGCGAAAGGTTCGCCAGCGTCGGTGCGCTTATCTCCAGGTTCGCCTCGATGGTGCGAGCGATCTTGAGGGCGCGGGGTGCGTCGAAGCGGTTCCGCTCGGCATGGTCGCGCAGGCGGTTGATCAGGTGCGTGGCGCGAAGGATAAGGCTGTCCGCCTCGCTGGGCTTCGCATCGGTGAAGGTGGCGGGGGCGGTCATGCTGCCAACTCCTGCTCGTTTTGAACCGCTTCCAGGATTGCATTGCCAATCGCAGTGACGATCTGGGGGACTACTGCGTTTCGGAGGGTGTCAATTCGGTCCACCCGATAGGCAGACCCATCATCCATTCCTCGAAACTCGCACAGCGCACTTTGCCAATCTCGGTCCCACGGAACGGATTGCTGCTGCCGCCCCATTCGTCCAAGCGCCCGACAGTATGGTTTCGCCCACCGTTCACCCCCGAGGGCGTGGGAAGCAGCGGTGATCCAGATGCGGTCGCGGTTATGGGGCGCGCCAACGTGGGAAGCCGGTATGCAGTGCCAGACAGCATCATACCCGAGCGCGGCCAAGTCTCCGAGAACCTGCCCCAGCCCTCGATCAAGCAAAGCTGCCACGTTTTCCAGCAAGACCCATTGCGGCTGTGCCACGCCAATGGCTCGCACGACTTCGGACCAAAGCCCGCTACGTTCTCCGGTAATTCCGGCGCGCTTTCCTGCATTGCTAATATCCTGACATGGGAATCCCGCAGCCAACGCGTCGGCCAATGGGTATCGGGCCGAGCGAACGTCCCCGAGATTAGGTACGTTGGGCCAATGCTCGCTGAGAACGGCGCTGGCATGCGGTTCGGTCTCGCATTGCGCGATGACCCGAAAGCCGCCCGTTCGCTCAAGCCCGAGGTCAATGGCCCCGATGCCCGAAAACATAGAGAGGGTGCGGAGGGTCACTGACCGGCTCCAGCAGCGACCTCTTCCGCCATCGCACGCGAAGGGCAGACGCGAAGCAGCTTGTCGCCGTGGTAAACGTAGAACTCGGTGCAGGGCGGATAGCCGGGGGCCGTTGCCGCGCCCTGCTCGATGATACGAACCTTCGCCATCTGTCTTACTCCTTTGCCAAGTGGCAGGAGCGCGAGGCGATCGGCCGCGGACTCCCCTGGCCGGCGCCGGAAGGCGTCGACCTTGTGGGGAACCCTTTATCCGATTATCGGATTAGCTGTCAATATCCGTTTTGCGGATAATTTAGAGGGGCTCGACTTTGAGCACCACCCGCCCGAGCACAACGAAGTCGTGATCGGCAATCTCCCATCCCTTGTGGTCCGGGTTGTCCGAAAGCGGCTCGAACCGCGGCGGGCTTCGGAAGTAGGCCTTTAAAGTGGCCTCGTCTTCGCTGTTCTGGATCAGGTAGACCTTGCCGTCGCGAAGCTCTTTGTCGCGCGGATCGACCACGACATGCGAGCCGTCTGCGAACAGCTTGTTCATGCTATCCCCGCAGACTTCGATCGCGAATGCGTCACGGCCAGCGGCGTCGATAGGTATAGGCAACTCTCCAAGCGGCATATTTATAGCTTCCCTCCAGGCACCGGCGTTCGCGATGCCTATAATTGGCACCGTGCGAACCGAAGGCCGTATCGGGATTCCAAGGTAGTCATATGCCAACCGGGCTTCCTGCGCGGTAATGCGCCGTTTGCCACGTAGGATATTCGAGAACGCAGACTGCGAGGTCAGCCGCATGGCCTTTGCCATATCGGCCTGAGTGACCCCGCGCGCCTTCATGGTGCGCTTCACTAGCTCTGCGTCGAACGCCTTTTCCTGCATGTATCCGGTTTGGCATATCGCAGAAATTTCTGCACCTGTGCATTTCGGATTGCAATAGGTCTTGCTTAATATCCGATCTTCGGATATTCGGGGCTCATGCAAAACGTGATCGCCCACATTTTCAAGGTGCTCGGAGGCGCGACAGCCATCGCGAACGGCACCGGTCATCCGGTTCAGACCGTGCATGATTGGCTCAACAAGCCGCCAGCGGAAATCCCGCCTTGGCGTCGGCCTGCAGTCCTCGACCTCGCGCGCCGCGAAAAGAAGCTGGACGAGCTCGGTGACGAGGCTCGGGCATACCTCGCTTCGACCGAGCGCATGGTCGGAAAGGCGGCGGCATGACCCTTCACGACGCCCTCACCCGCTACACGCTGCAAAGACAGCGCCGTGCGACGCGCCCGTTCCTGCGGTTCTCGCTGCGCAATGCTGCGAACGAAAACCAGCATGGTCCGTTGTGCAATTGCCCGACCTGCGAACATGGCGGGCTGGCCCACTGCGCCGAATGCGATGTCTGGCTCGAGCCTCACGAGGGCTGTCCGCACATTCCCGCGCCGAAGGGTGCCGCATGAGCGCGCCTCTCGTCAGCAGCGGCCTCAAGGTCCGCAAGAACACGGGCCAGCGCTGCCCGTCCGCCCTCGCCGCCGTGCGCGTCGCCCTCGCCCAGCCCTTCGCCGATCCGGTGAATGTCGGCGGCATCCCCATGCGCCGCGCCGAAGCCCGCGATCTGCTCACCACCCTCACCAGTAAGCCCGCGCGTCACTCGCACGACGCAACGGCCAGCGCCGCCGAACGCCTGTCCCCCTTGGCCGACGGCGGCGCAACCCAATCCCCGGCTCTCTCCATGGCCGGGCGCACCGCGGAGGCTTCTCTCTCCTCCACTGCTGGCCTCCGCGGTGCATTTCATCGTCCTGTCCATGCGGCTGCTGATGCCGCAGCCCGTCAAGAGGATCATCCCAATGGATAAGAAGGTTTGCCAGATGCGCGACCGTCAGCGCCGCGTGTTTCGCATCGCTTGCGACCCCCGCCGCTATGGCTTGACGCTGCAGTTGATCGCCGACGAAGCCGGGCTCGGTTACGATAGCGTCCGCAATTACGCCAACGGCGAAACGACCATGCCCATCACAGCGCTCGATGCGCTGATCGGCGTCGTTCCCGACGAACTGCTTTCTCACCTTCTGCCAGGCGACCGCATGATCGTGCGCGTCCCCGAAGACGTCGACTTCGATGAAGCCGCGCGCGGGATGCACCGGTTCCTTGCTGCGAAGTCGGAAGCGCATTGCCCCGAAAGCGAGTGCGGCGAGGCGATTGGGCCGAACGAGTCCAAAGACCTGCGCTCGCACCTGACCGTGGTGAAAGCAGCATGAGCGAGCCCCTCCCCTTCACCCGCGAGAACGTCCTTTTGTGGCTCGGCAACGTCCTCACCGGCGCGGTCGCTGGCTTGATCATGGTCGCGGCTGTCTTCCTGATTGTGGAGGTGGCCGCTTATCTGATCGTGATGGTGGCCGCATGATCGACCCCCGCCTCATCGAAGCAGAAGCCCTGCAACCGCTCGACGAACCCCGCTCCGCCCTGTGGCGCCGCGTCGTCTTTTCCTTCCTCACCGGCTTCGTCGTCGTCTCGATCGTCGGCGTCGGGATTGTTCGGGGGTGGTGGTGATGGCTGACATTCCGATCCTGCGCGTCTTCACCGTCGACCTTCCCCTTCCCCCGAGCGTCAACGAACTGACGGTCAACCTCAAGGGCGGCGGCCGGGCGAAGTCGGCCAAATACAAGGCATGGCTCGAGGAGGCGCGCTGGCACGTCATGACCGCATGGCGCGGCGCCGGAAAGCCTGAATGGCCGGAAGCGCCGATGCGGATCGACATGGCGCTCGGCATCGAGGGCCGGAAGCGTGACTGCTCCAACTGCATCAAGGCAATCGAGGATCTGCTCGTGAAGAACCTGCCGATCCCCGACGACCGCTGGAACGACGCCGGCTCATGGCGCCGCGACGAGAACATTCCTGGAATTGCGCGCGTCACCATCGCGCCTCTGGAACAGGAGGGTCTGGGGCAGCCGTAAGGCCCCCACGGAATTCGAGTTCGCCGCGTCAAGGCCCTCCGCCGCTACCCGACGAAAAGAGCTCAACCCCTGACTGACAAGGAACCGAAAAATGAAACTCGAAGACATCACCGAACAGCCCCCGGGCGTTCTCGACCAGCTGCCGATCGACGTGCTGGCGAGCCTCAAGAGCCAAGCCGACGCACACGCGGCCGCCGCTTCGCAGATGGTCGCCATCCTGCACGGCGTATTCGAGCGCCGCTATGCCGCCGGCCTCAACTCGACTGGCACGCATCACCGCCAGGACGGCGAATTCGACATCAAGATCACGGTGCCGAAGCGCGTCGACTGGTCGCAGCCCAAGCTCGTCGAAGCGGTCGAGACGATCAAGGGGTGGGGCGAAGACCCGTCCGAATACGTCGACACCACGATCAAGGTGCAGGAGCGCAAGTTCGACGCATGGCCCTCGGCTATCCGCGACCTGTTCGAGCCGGCGCGCACGGTGAAGACCGGCAAGCCCAAGTTCGACGTTGCCCTTGCGAAGAAGGAGGCCGCGTAATGGCTATTTCTCTCGCATCCCTCAACCGGATCGACACGCCCAAGCCGCCGCGGATCGTGCTCTACGGCCCGCACGGCATCGGCAAGAACACTTTCGCCGCAGGCGCGCCCAAGCCGGTCCTGATCAATCTCGAAGACGGTCACCCGGCTGACAGCCCGATTGACGCCTTCCCGAAGGCAACCTCCTTTCAGGACGTGATGGAGGCGTTCGGCGCGCTCTACACCGAGGATCATGACTTCGAGACGTTGATCGTCGACAGCCTCGACTGGCTCGAACCGCTCGTCTGGGCGGAAACCTGCCAGCGCAACAACTGGTCGGACATCGAACAGCCGGGCTACGGCAAAGGCTATATCGCCGCGCTCGATGTGTGGCGCGAGTATCTCGACGCGATCAATGGCCTGCGCAACGACAAGGGCCTCGCGGTCATCCAGACCGCGCATGCCGAGATCAAGACCTTCAACAGCCCCGAGACCGAGCCCTACGATCGGTATCAGATCAAGCTGCAGAAGCGCGCTGGCGAACTGGTGCAGGAGCATGCCGACATGGTGCTCTTCGCCAACTGGAAGGTGTCGACCACCAAGACCGACGCCGGATTCAACAAGAAGGTGACGCGCGGCATCGGCGCCGGTCAGCGCACCGTTTACACCGAAGAGCGGCCCGCATTCCTCGCGAAGAACCGGCACCGCCTTCCTCCCGAACTCCCGCTCGAATGGTCGGCCCTGACGGCAGCCATGTCGAACGCGAGCGCCGCTCCGATGAGCGAAGCGGCTTAACCCCTGACTGACGAAAGGAATTACACATGGTAGCTCTCGGCGGAACCTATACCGCAGATCCGGACAACGTGCAGGGCGATTACTCGCCCATCCCCCCGGGCGAATACCGGGTCCACGTTATCGGCTCGGATCTCAAGGCCACCAAGGCTGGCACGGGCAACTATCTCGAACTCGAGATGGAAGTGCTCGACGGCGAACACCAGGGGCGCAAGCTCTTCGATCGCCTGAACATCGACAACCCGAACCAGCAGGCCGTCGACATCGCGCAGCGCACGCTCAACGCGATCTGCGTCGCGGTCGGCAAGCTCTCGATCGCGGACAGCAACGAACTGCACAATATCCCGATGATCGCAGTGGTGAAGGTCGACCCGGCTCGTGGCGACTACGGTCCCTCGAACTCGATCAAGACCTACAAGCCGGCCGGTGGCGGAAACGTCACGGCAGCGGCGGCGCAGAATAGCGCGCCCGCCAACAGCAACAGTTCGCCGCCTTGGAAGCGCGCGAGCTGACGCAAGCCGAGGATGGCCGGGCGGTAGTTTCGAAGGCCGCCGCCCGGCCGCCTCATTCCCCTGACTGACAATCATAGGAGGTCGGCTGTGGTCGCCCTACCAGACTTCTCGCCTCAAACGCTAGATGCCGCAGACCGTGCCTATGAGCAGGCGCAAGATCGCCGCTGGCGTTCGCATCTCGGCATGAGCCAGATCGGCGGGCCCTGCGACCGCGCCCTCTGGTACTCCTTTCGCTGGGTCCAAAAGCCCAGCTTCGACGCCCTAACCCTCAAGCGGTTCGAAGACGGGCACCGTACCGAAGACCTGATTGTCTCGCGCCTCAAGCTGGTGCCCGGCATCGAACTGCACGAGGCCGACGAGCGCGGCGAGCAATTCCGCTTCAACGATTTCGGCGGCCACTTTTCCGGCAGCTGCGATGGCGTGGCCCTTGGTCTGCTCGAAGCGCCGAAGGCATGGCACATCCTCGAGATCAAGGCGTCCGAAAAGTGGACCGATCTCGACAAGGCGCGCAAGAAGGTTGGCGAGAAGAACGCGCTCGCCGAGTGGAACACCACCTATTACGCGCAGGCCGCGCTCTACATGCACTATGCGGGTCTCGAACGGCACTACATCGTGGCCTCATCGCCCGGTGGCCGCCGGTGGACCGCGGTGCGGACGAACGCCGACCCGGTGTATGCTGAGACGCTTCGGCTGCGCGCCGAGCGCATCATCTTCACCGACGAGGCACCGCCCAAGATCGGGGACGAGACCTATTTCCAATGTCGGTGGTGCGATTTCGCAGCCCTGTGCCACGGCGCGGAGCCGATGGCAGAGCGTACCTGCCGTACCTGTATCAACGTGACGCCCGAGCGCGATGGTTCGTGGAAGTGCTCGAAGTTCGGCCACGAGCTTTCGAAGGATGACCTGATCGCGGGATGCGGCGAGCATCGCTATCTGCCTTCGCTCGTGCCCTTCGAGCAGATCGACGCCTACGAATGGGGCATCGTCTACCGGCGCCCCGGCGGCGACGAGTGGGTCGATAAGGGGCAGGCGCTGTGAGCGCCGCCATAATTCGCGCCGCTGACCTCATGGGCATTCTTCGCGATTGGAGCGGCCCATGTCCGTCCGATGCTGTCTTCGCCGCGCACCTTGGTTGCCGCGAAGATCAAGCAGCGGAAGCCCTCGCGTTTCTCGAAGCGAACGGCCTGATCCGCATCGATCGCACCATCGAGATCCTGACCGAAAGGAAAGCCGCATGAACGCTGTTCGCAAAGCTATTGCCACCGATCTCGCCCAAGGGCCGGGATGGATGCGCTCTTTTCAGGCATCAAAAGCCGTCATCGCCGCCATGATCGAGGATAATGAACTCGGGCGAGTAAAGCCACCACATGGGCGTGGTTACAACATGATCGGGCTCACCCCAGAGGGCGCTCGCAAATACCGCCTGACGGTCGAGCCCTGCCTTCTTGCTCGCTCAAAGCAGCAACTCCGCGCCGACCTCGCGGAGCATATGTCCCAAGGCATGACAATTACCGCTGCGGCGCGCGCGGCCGATATTCCTCCGACGCATGCCACGGTTCTGTGGGCTGAGATCAAGGCGGAACTCGGATGGCAGGCATGCTGACCCTTCGCGATTATCAGCAAGAGGCAATCGACGAAACCTGGGCGACGCTGGGTAAGGGTGTCAAGCGCCCGCTTCTCGTGGAGCCGACCGGAAGCGGCAAAGCTCTGATACTGGCCAGCCTGTGCAAGCAGGCGTGGGAGATGGACCCTACCGTTCGCGTCGTCATTCTCGTCGATAGCGAGGAGCTGGTCGCGCAGAACTACCAAGAGTTCATCGGAATCTGGCCGGATGCACCGGCAGGCATATACTGCGCCGGGCTCAACCGCCGACAAATCCACGCGCAATTCCTCTTCGCCTCGATCGCTTCGATCTACAAGCGCGCATACGAAATCCAGCGCTGCGACATTCTCCTGATTGACGAATGCCACATGATCCCCCGGCGCTCGGACGCAATGTATGGGCGCTTCATTGGCGACCTCGAAACCATCAACCCCAGCCTCGCCATAGTCGGGGCAACCGCGACGCCGTTCCGCTTGGATAGCGGGAAGCTGCACAAGGGGAAGGACGCACTTTTCGATGAGATCGCGCACGAAACAACCGCGATCCGGCTGATCGAAGATGGCTACCTTTGCCCTCCACGCACTTGGCGGCGCGACGACATCAACCTCCAAGGCGTAGGCAAGCGCGCTGGCGAGTTTGTCGTGTCGCAACTTGAAGCCGCCGCGATGGATGATGCGGCTCTGGAAAAGACCGTCGAGCATATCATCGAAGCAGGCCAGAGCAGGCAGGCGTGGAAGATTTTCGGCGTCTCGGTTGCACACTGCGAAGCAATTCACGAACGACTTGCCCAACGCGGCTACGTCGGCGGGTGCGTATTCGGCGAAACCGATAAAGCGGAACGGCGGGCCAATATCAGCCGCTTCGACAGCGGACACTACCGCTATCTCATCAGCAATATGGCACTGGTCAAAGGCTTCAATGTGAAGCGGATCGACCTCGTGGTGCTAGCGTTTTCAACGCTGTCACTGGTCAAATACATCCAAACGATCGGTCGCGGAACGCGCCCCCTGTATGCCCCCGGGTATGACCTAAGCAGCCGCGAAGGCCGACTGGCAGCCATCGAAGCGGGGCCGAAGCCCTATTGCTACGTCCTCGATCTTGGCGGGAATATCACCCGACATGGCCCGTTCGATGATCCTTGGGTGGCCGACAAGCAGGCTGGCGATGGAGAGGGCGAAGCTCCCGTAAAAGAATGCCCCGAATGTCAGTGCCAATGCGGTACCATGAGCCGGGCATGCCCAGAATGCGGTTTCGAATTTCCGCCACCGGAACGGAAAATAAGCACGGCCCCAGACGTAAAACCTATCCTGTCGGTCGAGCCCGAATGGCTCGAGGTGGCCGAGATCAACTACCGGACGCACCGCAAGGCCGGCTCCCGCGACAGCATGCGCGTCGAGTACCGCGTCGGCCTGACCATCCACAAGGAATGGGTCTGCTTCTCGCACACCGGCTTCGCTCGCCAGAAGGCCGAGGGCTGGTGGCTCAGGCGGGCAGCGCCGGCCGTGCCCCGCGATACCGATGAGGCGATCGCGCGGGCCGGCGAACTCGCCCGCCCCTCTCACATCCGCGTGAAGCGCGAGGGCAAATACGACCGCGTGATCGGGTTCCGCTTCGACGAGCGAAAGGAAGCAGCATGAAATATGAAGTCCACACCATCATCCAGGCGCACATCGTGGTCGAAGCGAGCAGCGAGACCGAGGCTTACGATAAGGCCGAGGGAGCCGCACTCGCGGTTGTCGCCTCCCGGCTCGAGACGCGCGGCAAGATCATCACCGCCGCGCGCGAGGCGGACGAGGTCACCGCATGACCGCCCCGTGCTTTTGCCACCGCGCGCCGCGCGGCTTCGCCTGGCACGACTTCTCCATTGCAGGCCATCTCCGCCCGCCCGGCACAGACGCGTGCTCCATGGAATGCCTTTCGATCATCTCCTCCCTCAAGGGATCGCCCACCATGCCTGACCATACCGAACAGCGCGCCGTCGAGGCCGCAAGCGAGCGCATCGGCTCCTACCTCGAGAAGATCGGCAAGACCGACCTCGCCGCGATGACGGCCGACGAGTGGAGCGGGTTCCTGCTCCACGCCTTCACCTGCACCGCCGAGGAAGTCCGCAACATCGTGACCGAGGAAGTGCCCTTCTGATGACCCGCGCCGCACCCAAGTTCATCCCCGACCAGGCCCGGGCCCTGTTCGATCTCCTCGCCCCATTCGGCGGGATCCACCTCGTCGCCATCCATCCCAAGGCGCCCGCCATCTACGGCAAGCACTTCGAGCGCGATGTTGATGCCGCGCTTGAATGGACCGAGAAGCAGAACGCCGACGGGTTCGGTGTCTATTGGAGCGTCAATGCGGTGCGGCCGCAGCGCCATAAGAAGCCGACCAAGGGCGACATCTCGCACGCCCGCTTCGTGCATGTCGACATCGACCCGCCGAAGACCGGGGGCAAGTTCGACAAGGAAGCGATCGTCGACGCGCTCACCGGCCTTGCGCATCCCCCGAGTTTCGTCATCGATAGCGGCGGCGGGCTCAACGCCCTCTGGCGGCTCGACGAGCCTTGCGAGAACCTCGCCAGCATCGAGGCTATCAATCAGCAAGTGCGCGAGTATTTCGACGCCGACCCCGGGACCTGGAACATCGATCGCGTCCTGCGCGTGCCCGGCACCGTCAACTATCCGAACGCCATCAAGCGCGCGCGCGGGCGCGGCGATACGCAAGCCGGTTGGGCGGTTGATGATCAAGGCGAGGTTCACGACCCCGCCGAGCTCTCCGCGGCATTCCCCGCGGCGACCTCTTCCGCGTCTTCGCCGGCCGCCAACATCGCCCTGCCCCAGAACATCAATCCCGAGACCCCGGACAGTCTTGGGCTGGCTGCGCTCGATCCTGTGCGCCTCGCCATATCCGAGCCGCCGGGAGACGACCGCTCGGGCGACGGAGTGGCCGCCGCGCGTCTCATGGCCAACGCCGGGCTGACCGACGAGCAGATCGTCGGGACGCTGCTCAACGCCGAGAACGCGGTTTCCGCCCATTACCTCGACCAGCGCGATCCCAAGCGCGCCGCGGCCCGTACTCTGCAGCTGGTCCGCGCGGATGGGCCGCCCTCGCCACCCCCGGGCGAGAAGGTCATGAGCCCCGAGCAGCACCGCGCGCTGGTCGAGAACATGAAGGCCAAGGCGCGTGCGCAGATGGCGCCGCGAGATACTTCCGAAGATAGCGGAAATATCGAACCATCCGGAAACCCCGGAAAGTTGATCACGGAGCCGCAATGGCTGGCCGATCTCGGCAATGGCGGGCTCGCGCGCTTCGTGCGCCACGTCATCGCGACCGCGCCCTCGCCGCAGCCGTGGGTCACACTCGGCGCGTCTATCGCCATGTTCGGCGCCATCGCCGGGCGGCGCTACGCCGGCCCCACCAATTTGCGCACCAATATCTACAGCATCGGCATTTGCGATTCCGGCGGCGGCAAGGATCACCCGCTGCGCGCCGTCACCCGCCTCATGATCGAGGCCGGGCTCGCGGGCCAAGTTGGCGGATCCAAGATCGCCAGCGGCTCGGGCCTCGTCACGGCTGTCACCCGGCACCCCGCCATCCTGTTCCCGCTCGACGAGGTGGGGTTTCTCATATCCTCTGCGGCCGATCGCAAGCGCGCGCCGAAGCACATCACCGAGATCATCGACAACCTGACCGAGTTCTATTCGCTGGCCGACAGCACCTTCCTCGGCACGGCCTACGCCAACGACAAGGAAAAGCCGCGCGAGGTCATCGAGCAGCCCTGCCTTTGCCTCTTCGGCGTCACCACCCCCGGCGTATTCTGGGGCTCGCTGTCATCGGGCAACGTGCTCGATGGTTCGCTCGCGCGCATGCTCATTTTCCAATCGGAGAACGACTATCCGGATGCGCAGCACGACCTCGCGCGCCGCGACATCCCGCAAGACCTTGTCGACCTCGTGCAAGCCATCTCGGAAGGCGCGGCGGGACACAACCCGTTCCCGATCGGTGAGGCGTCGCAGATCGTCCCCAAGCCCTATACCGTGCCCTATGCGGACGATGACGCGGCCGAGCTCGCCCGGGCCTACCGCGACCGGCAAATATCCATGCTGCGCGAGCACCGCGGCTCCAACCTCACCGGCATCATTGCCCGCCTGGCCGAGAACGCCGCCAAGATTGCGCTCGTCAAGGCGATCACCGACAACCCCGACCGGCCCGCCATCTCGTGCCGCGATCTCGAATGGGGCAT